CATGAAATGTGGGACATGATCTTGCACAAGATGCACCCAATATGGGTAAGTCAGGGCTTAGTCGAAAATCGCACAATTTTCTCAAGCACAGCGGAAGTTGTGGCCAGGTTTAGCGTTATCCCAGTAGGCACACAGCGTATGCAATTGATCCAAGAGGCTCGTGATGAATATGCGGCAGGCTTTACTACTCGCAGCCGAGCTATTCAAATGCTCAATCCTCAAATGACTTATGCTCAGATTGAGGCTTTAGAGCGTGAAATTGATGAAGAGCGTGGCATTAATCTTGAGGCTAGAGAAGGTGAGACTGGCCCTGTAGAAACTCAAGAGGATGAAAATGGCGACGAAATGGCAGAAGATCAAGATTGATCTATCAGGTTACGGTTTAAACTCTGACCAAAAGGATGAGGTGGCTGACCTTATCATTGAAAGAATTGTTAATCGTACCCAAAAGGGCCTAGCTCCAAACGGTAAAAAATGGACTGGCCCTGCTGGTGTTTACTCTGATGCATATAAAAACAGCCTAGATTTTAAAATTGCAGGAAAATCAAAAAGTAAAATTGATATGCAGCTGTCTGGAGATATGCTTGCAGCTTTAGATGTTTTGGAAAAAACGCAAAGGAGTGTGACTATAGGATTTGAACCAGGCAGCGAAGAGAACGCAAAAGCCGATGGTAATATCCGTGGGACGTATGGCAAAAAAAAGCCAAACCCAGAAAAGGCTAGGGATTTTTTGAAATTATCTAGTGATGAACTTCTTAATATTATTGAGTTTATTAAGGAAGACTAATGGCGTCAAAGAGCGTAAAGCAGTTGCGATCAATTTTAAAAAAGCTCGAGTCTTCTGTAGGCGAAAATCTAAAGAAGCAAGCACTTGAGCCTGTCGCTGATTTTTTGCTTGAGACAATAAAAAAGAGAATCAGGCTTGGTTATCAAGTGCCGGGATCGCTGCAAGATAAATCAAAATTTACCCCATTAAGTGACGCTTACGTCGAATGGAGAAAAAAACAACAGGCTGGCGTTAAATCACTTACGAGAAGAGCCAAAAACGCAAGAAAAAGAGGCGATTATGGCAAAGCAAAAACACTTTCTAATCAAGCAAAAAAGATACAGCTAAGTCCATTTTTTAGTCCTAGCCGGTCAAATCTACACTTAAGCGGAAAAATGATAAATTCGTTGCGAGCAAGTGTGCAATCTTCCACAGTTTCAAATGGTATTATAGAGATAAAGCCAACAGGTCAGCATCATAGAGGTGTTAGCAATGTTGATCTTGCTGGTTGGCACAATGACGGCATAAGTGGAAAGCTTCCTGCTAGGCCATTTCTATTTATTTCTAGGTTAGAATTTAAACAAGCTGTGAGATTTTATAGAAAAACGTTTGGAGATTTGCTAAGAAAGAGAAAAGTGATATAATTTTAACAAGTTTTAACCATGGAAGGTGAACTGTATGACCGATCAGAAAGCTCCTGTGGAGCAATCTGGGGAGCCTGTGGCGCAACCAGAGAATCAAGAAACTAAGTCAACAATCGCTTACGAGACACACCGAAAGCTCTTGGACGAAAAGAAAAAGCTGCAATCACAGCTTGAAACCTTTTTAGCCAAGGAAAAAGAGCGCGAAGAAACTGACGCAAGGAAGCGCGGTGACTATGAAGCTTTGCTTAAGGCTCGTGAAGAGGAACTTGCAAAGGAACGTGCTCAGAGACAGGAGTTAGATGAGCGCATTACCCGTGGCATGAAGTTGACTTCAGTGATCGAAGCTCTGGGAGGCCAGGTTGACCAGAAATGGTTTAAACTGATTGAAACCGATGAGGTAGCAATCAACCCAGAAACTGGAGAGATCGACAAGATGACCGTTGCTCGAGTGGCTGAGTCACTTAAAAGGCAATGGCCTGAGATGGTTCAGAAGGTTACTAAGTTTCCAGCACAAGCCCCCCAAGGCTTGAATGGTGGCCCAGGTAAAATCACTGAATCAGAATGGAGATCTCTAAAAAGCACTTCCGATATGCAAAAATGGAAGCGTGAACAAATTATCTGGGGTCAATAAAATTTAACTAAAGCCAAACTTTCAAGGAGTGAAAAATGGCAAGTACACATTTGGGCGATGTAGCAGCACAAGTACAAAAATATTGGTCACCAATGGCTACTAAGCAATTGCGTGAATCTCTACTTTTGGGAAGCCTTGTAAACAAAGAATACCAAGGCGATTTGAAAAAAATGGGCGATACGGTTCGTGTATATTCCGTAGCTGCCCCAGTTGCAACTACTAAAACAGTTGGAACTTCTGGATCTAATGAGTTTACAGCTTCTGCGATTTCTACAAGCTATGTTGACGTTAAAGCTGACAAGCACGTCACCGCAGCATTTGAATTTGCTGATGAAGTTGAGCTTATGTCGATGATTGAATCTGGCAATCCTGAAGTAATGCAAAGCCTTGTCTTCTCGGTTGAGAAGGCTGTCAATGCTGCACTTTATGCCGCTTTGATTCCATCCGCAGCCGCTCCAGATCACCAAATTGGTGGAGTAGCTGATTTGAACAATACTCAACTTTTGAATGTACGTAAACTTGCTGCACAAGCAAAATGGGATACTCTGAAGGGTTGGTATGGTTTGATCGATCCAAGCTATTACAGCGATGTTTTGGCCGCTCAAACTCTAGTAAGCTCTGACTTTGGCGCAGCGGATGCTCCTGTAATTTCTGGAAAGCTCGGCCTACGCCGATATGGTTTCCAAATTTTTGAAGATAACTCTTTGCCTGAAGATACTGGCTATTTCCTACATCCAGATGCACTTTTGATGGTGATGGCTAAAGAAATGGCAATTAAAGTATCTGATTTGCACCCAACTGGTAAGCATGGGGTTCTCCTCAGTTGCGATGTCATTTTTGGATGTGCTCTGGGCATCCAAGGTGGGGTCAAGGCTGTTAAAATCACAGCTGCATAATTAGTTATAATGGAGGGGGGGGGCTTTTGCCCCTCTCTTTTTCCGGAGTAAAAATGTTAGCTTTTGATTCTTTAAACCCATACGATTCTATGGGGTTTATTATTGGGAATGATCCGCAGGATTTAGTCAATAAGTTGCGTGAATTAAGGACCCCAATAAAAATACATTTTATAGTTCCTTTAGGAAATCGTCACGTTGCCTACTTTACGGGCGACGTAAAAGCTAAAAAGGTTGAGTCCGATGTCAACACTGCCAAAGTCAATACAAGATCGCGAGTACGAAAAGTTTGATCTAAATGACGCTGGTGAGGTAGTTGTTAGGACTACACTCAGCGGTGAGGTATCAGGCGAATTTAGCCCAACAGGTTTAAAAAATGGAGGTAGAGTTACAGAAGTAACTTTATCAGATTCTGCATGGACATCTTTACCACCAAGCGGTGCGTTAATAAATCGTAATGCTATCAATATCCAAAATTATTCAGGATCTCAAATTAAAATAAATTACGTTTCTAATGTTGGTTATGTTGGAACAATTATCAACGATAACTCTGAACGAAACTACGATATCACTGAAGACATTCAACTTTATGCACGTGCTGAAATTGGATCTGGATCTCCAATAATTATTATCGAGGAGATTAGTTAATGGCTTTTGTTGTTCCAGTAGTTGTTGGATCAGATTGGCATTGCGGCTGGTCTACGATACCATTCAATAATACTGTTAAGATCGTGGAATATCGTCAAAGCGTAACCTTCGGAACTTTAAATGTTGAAGGTACTTTATTAATAGAAGGCACTTTAGTGCTGGAGGTCTAAAATGTCTGATAGTAAAATTAGATTCAGCGAAACCCAAGAACCAGAAACTCCAGCTCAAGATCGGGTTTACATGTGGTTTGATGAAAACGAAAAGATTTTCAAAAAGAAAACAGATGACGGAATCGCTACGAGGTTAGTAACTTTGAACTATGTAAATGATAGCGTTTTAATTTATGGAAATGATGGAACATCAGATCAGAAAGTAAAAACAAATTCTTCTGGTGAACTGATTGTAGATGCTTCAAATTATACACAACCTGTATCAGCAACAGCCTTACCGCTGCCATCCGGTGCGTCTACTGAAGCAAAGCAGGACGCAGGAAACACGACACTTTCCTCAATAGAAACAAATCAAACTGATGGCTCGCAAAAAACGCAGATAGTTCAAGGCGGCAATTCTGTTTCCGTTAAACAATTAGGAACGCAAATTACATCCACAGATTACGGATTAGTTGGAAACGTCATCATTCACGGCCAGACGACTGGATCTGGAGGCGGTTTCATTGATGTAAAAGTAAGCCCATCCGGAGCAGTGCAAATTGGTGGCACTATAGATGAAATCACAGAACCAGTAGCAGCAACGCAAAGCGGCACTTGGAATTTACAAAACATAACTGGGACAGTATCCCTGCCGACGGGAGCCTCAACAGATGCAAAACAAGATCTAGGAAATGCCAGCCTATCAAATATTGATGCAAATATTGGGGCAAAATCTGACGCCGTCGCAACAACGGATACAGGCAGTTTTTCAGTCATTTCATTTATAAAACGTGGTTTAGAAAACTGGACAACATTACTAGATCGTATTCCTGCTCTAGTATCTGGAAGAATACCGGTGGACGGCTCAGGAGTAACGCAACCGGTATCAGGCCCATTAACAAATACACAATTAAGAGAATCACCGGTTCCCAGCTCAGTGGCTGTTGCTAGTTCTGCAACAATTTTAAATCTAACTACAGCGGCATTGGGATCAAATTGGACGGCTTTTTCGTCTCAATCTTGTACTTCTTTAGATATTGTAAACAACACATCAATTGCAATTGAATATCGTAGAAATGGTTCAGGAAATCCCATGCAAATAACATCGGGCGCTGGCAGGCTTGTTGTTGGTATTACAAATGCAAATCAAATTGAAGTTAGGCGAGTTGATTTAAGCGATACTCAAGTCATCATTCAGGCGGAGGCTATCACTGTATGATGCTTTCTAGCCTTACAACACCTAGTGGCTTTCGTCGAATTATTCGAGTTTACACATCATCTGCAACATGGATTAAACAACCTGGCCTCAAAATGATTCAAGTTATTTGCGTAGGCGCTGGCGGAGGCGGGGCCGCTGGAGCTTTGGGAGCTTCTGGAACAGCCAGACAGAGTGGAGCAGGCGGCGGTGGTGGTTCTATAACGAATACATTAGTAATGGAAAAATATTTATCATATTACGAAGAAATTGAAGCAGAAATTATTGTTGGTGCTGGTGGGGCTGGTGGTATTGGAAGAAGTACAGCCGGAGGGGCTGTGCCTGGTACAAGTGGTTCGCAAACTGTTTTTTCATTGTCATCCGTTAATTTCTTCGCTTCGGCTGGATTGGGGGCCGGGGCTGGAACATCGGGTGGGTCGGGAGGAAATATCAATGCTTGTAGTCCAAATTTTTATCCAGCGGTTGGTGGGGTAGCTGGTGGTATAGGCTCTTCGACGGGTAGCGGTTCTGCTGGGAGCAATGGCATGACGTCAGGGCTTGGAGCTCCTGGCGGCTCAGGTGGTGGAGCGATAAGTAGTGGAAATGTTGCTTTTGCAGGAGCACAAGGATCACGTGTCAGAACAATATTTGGCACAATTTCACCTACACAATCAGGCGGGCTTCCGCCGGGTGGAAATGGTTTAGATGGACTTGATAATCAAGCTATTCAACTTTTAACAGAAGCATTTGCAGACGAGCCATCTCTATCAGTGGGAATTGGTTCTGGCGGAGCTGGCGGAGCTTCTGGAAATACAACCGGAACAATCAACGGTGGCAAAGGTGGTAATGCTGGCAATTACGGTGCTGGCGGCGGAGGCGGTGGGGCCGCTACCGTTGGTGCCGTGAGTGGTAGCGGTGGAAATGGAGCTAACGGTCTTTGCATTGTCGTGGAGTATTATTAATGATTTATGCTGTAATGAAAGATGGTCAATGTGTTGCGAAAATTGTTTGGGACGGGCAGACTCGTTTTACTTATCCATTTCCGCATGACGAATTAGTTGCAGATCCAGAAAATCAAATTCCGATGATTCAAATAGAAACTGAAGAACAAAACGAAGAGGTTATATAATGAGCGTCAGCCTAATCACTCAGCGGGTAATATATGAGACCACCGATATCTCTGTAGCTGTAGGTGATTACAGGGTTGGCACTTACGCTTTAAATTACACAGAAGGCAATAAAATATATATAGCCGCAAATTGTCCATTCAATAACATTTGGATGGAACTATCGACACCAGTTACAGGCGGCGCGGGTGCTCCGATCATAGAGGTCTGGTTTAACGGCAGTTGGTATGATGTGGTCGATATCATCGATCAAACTGATGGAATGACAAAATCAGGCCGGATTAGCTGGTCTTTGCATATAGACGGAGGATGGAACTCCGAGCAAGAAAGTAAAACCGTAGGGCTTTCAAGCTTTCAAATATATAACCGCTATTGGCTGCGCATTGGCTGGCCTAGTGATTTTACAGCTGGCATTGCTTATATCGGTCAGAAATTTAGTGATGACACAGTGCTATCAAGCATATATCCTGACCTCATGCAGCCCCAGATATTGTCAGGATTTAAAGCAGCCAAAACCAATTGGAATGAACAACATTTCATGGCGTCAGAGGCCATTGTAAAAGATATTAGAAAGCGCAATTTTGCTGTAGATCGTGGACAAATCATGGACTGGTCAGTCTTTGAGGATGCCGCTTGTCACAAGGTTGCTGAGATTGTTTACCAGGCTTTCGGCACCCCGTATCGTGAGCATGTTGCGGAAGCCAAAAGACGCTTTAATGAAGAAATGGCGAGCCGCATGTATGCTATTGATGTTAATAAAAATGGCCACGTAGAAATAGATGAAATCACTAGAAAATCAGGATTTATGACCAGATGAGCACCAAGATTGCAGACATCTACGATAGCATTGTAACAAAGCTAGAGACTATCCTGCCGAGCTTTCAGCGTGTACCAAATCCATACGCTCTCGATGAAAATACAGCTATTTTGCTGCGCAAGGCTTTTGGTCTAGCTATTGGCCCAGGTACAAACACCGAAAGATATGTAGGCTGCATTGCCACATGGGAGCGTGATTATACGATTGGCCTCGTGACTCAAGTGGTAAACACCGAGAATGACACACTTGGTAGGGCAATGGTCGAAAAAGATATCATTGACGCCCACCGAGAGATTTTATTAGCATTTGAGACAGATTCCACACTAGATGGGCAATGTATTAAAGCTGTTATCACGGACGATGGCGGCATTAATTATATCCAAGGGGCAGAATCTAAGTATCTTGCCCTAGAGATAACCTTAAGGGTAGAATATCAAGAGCCAATTTAAACCATTTTAACTGTTTAAAAGGAGCCAAGGATGGCATCGATTCAGACAAGAAATAGCGTTCTCGCTATTAAAAAAGAGACCACGGAAGGCACTCCAGCGAAGCCATCCGCTGCTAGTGATTATGTTGCGCTGCAAGATGACTTTGCAATGGAAGGCGGCTTTAACCTGCTAGAAAATGCAGAGCTAAAGGCTTCTATTGGTACTGCAAAAGCAATCATTGGCGCAGAAGCACCTACCGCTTCACTGTCCCATTATCTCAGAGCTTCTGGCGTAGAAGGTCAAGAGCCTAACTATGGTTTACTACTCGAAGCATCTTTGGGTGCTAAGTCTGTTGCTGCCGCTGAATATGACACCGTGGCAGGATCGACAGTCTCGGCTCTTAAAGTTGGCGCAGGCGAAGGCGCACAGTTTCAACGTGGTCAAGCTGTTTTGATCAAAGATGCAGTGAATGGATACCGCATCAGAGCACTTGACGGTGTTGCTGGCGATGACCTAGCTCTTAGCTTTCAGACCCCTGTAGCTACTCCTGCCGGTACAAATCTAGGCAAATGCGTACTATATAAACCTGCAAATGATAGCCACCCTACACTTACACTCTGGCATTACCTAGGCCAAGGCGGAGCATTGCAAGCCATGGCTGGAAGTCGAGTAACCAGTGCAAGCTTTGATATCTCGGCTGGCGAGCTTATCAATGCAAGCTATAGCCTTGAAGGGGTTGGCTACTTCTTTGATCCAATGGAAATCGAAGCAGGTGCAGATAAAATTGATTTTGATGTTGGATCTGGCACTGTCACAGCTACATTGCAGCAAAAGCTTTATAAGACACCACTAGAACTAGCCGAGGCTGTTGCACAAGCTATGACGGCTGCTGCTGGTACTTCGATTTCTTGCGCTTATTCATCGGCAAATGGCAAGTTCACAGTCTCAAAAGCGGCTGGCACATTGTCAATTGATTGGCTGTCTGGCGTTGATTCTGCTGGAGCGGCTCTTGGCTTTACGGCTGATGATACTGGAGCACTTAGCTACGAGTCAGATGTGGCTGTAGACTTTAGCTCACCTCAAACTCCAGCATTTGACAATGCTGACCCATTGGCTGCCAAAGACAATGAAGTTATGCTTGGACTAGGCTCCGAGTTTGCTTGCTTCAAAGCGTCCACGGTAAACATGACAATCGACACGCCAAAAGCAGATATCGCATCTGTGTGCGCTGCTTCTGGTATCCAAGGCTCGATTATCAACGCTAGGACTGTGACCATTTCAGTCTCGGCTTTGCTAGAGCAATATGATGCCAAGCAGTTTGAGCGTTTCCGTCAAAATACTGACGTAAAATTCCAATACAGCTTTGGACAAAAAAGCGGTGGAAATTGGGCGGCTGGTAAGGCAGGATGTCTATATGTACCAACCGCAACGATTTCAGCTTTCTCTGTTAGTGACGCCGATGGATTGGCTCAGCTTGATCTAGAGTTGCAAGCATTTGTAAACTCTGATGGTGATGGGGAAGTCTACGTTGCCTTTGTCTAAGAGGTGAGCGTGAAGACAACAAAGATAGTGCCGACGATATGCAAGGGAGATGACGCGACTTGGGAGGGGAGCGTCACTCTCCGCTTGCCTACGTTTGATGAAAAGTTTGATTACGTCGAAAGACTACAAGTCACCGTCAAGGATGATGGGACTGTCGAAGGCGATCAAATGCAGAAGATCAAGTCAGTGCGCGAAATGGTCAAAATCAGTAAAGATCATTACGTCGACGTAAACTTAAAATGCAAAGCTACTGGCGAAGAGGTTAAGTCATTCGACGATATGCAATACATCGAAGACTTACATGGGACGCTGGTTGAAATTGCTGGCTTACTTTTAAACGGCTTTAAAGTGGGAAACGGCTGAAGGCCGCTATCAGGATGCAGGCTAGGGCCGCTTTTCGCGGCTCAAGCATGACTAACGAAGCGGCTCCGTTTGTTGCTGAATTTGTACAGAGAAAAAGATTAGCCAAGCTAGGTTACACATCAAGTATTTCAGAGCTGGACGCGCTGAAAGCCGAGATTTTTGGTATAATTGACGTTGAGCTAGAAAAATGCCAAGCCGAAGACATGAGGTCAAAACATGGCAGAAAATGACGTAACCATCCAGATTAATCTTGATGCCAAAGATGCCCAGGTTGCTGTTGAATTATTTGGAAAAAATGCAGAAAAAGCTCTGCAATCTGTCGAAGAAAATACAAAAAACATTGAAAGATCCTATAAGAGGTTAGCGTCTCAGCTAGAAAATGTTGGAAAATCAAGCTTAGACATTTTAAGGCAAGAGCAAAAAAACAGGCTCAAAATAATACAAGATGCATTAAATAATAATTTAATCACAGAAAAAGAAGCATCAAATCAAAGACTGAAATTAGCTAGAGACTTCTCTGATAAAATTAAAAAAGAAATAAAAATCGACCCAAAAGAAATCACCACAAATAACGCAGAAATAACAAGATCATTTGAAACAGCTTTTGCAAACATAACAAGGGCTGGCGCAAAGATATTTTTAGTTATTGAGACAATCAGAAGAGTGTACCAGCTTCTCAGCGGATCAATAGGAGAAGCTGTACAGGAAGCCAAAGCATTAAAACAAATAGAGGCTAGTCTTAGTTCTGTTGGTGAATCTGGAGAATCTGCCGTTAGGGGCGTCATTGAATTTGCCGAAGCAATAAAAGAAAGCACAGGCATAAGCGATGACCTGGTAAAGCAGACTTTTATCATTGCCCAATCTTTTGGAATATCAAGCGATAGAGCTAAAGAATTGACTGCGGCTGCCATTGATCTTGCCGCTGCTACAGGCCAGGATGTTGATACAGCTGTAAGGCAGCTTGGTGGCACTCTTGATGGAACAATTGGCAAAGTAGGAAATTACGGCGCAGAGTTTAGAAACCTTACCAAAGAACAGCTTGAGGCTGGCGCAGCCATTGAATTGGTCAACCAAAAGTTTGGTGGCACAGCCGCTAAAAATCTTGACACATTCAGCGGAAGTGTAAACAAGCTGTCTAATTCTTGGGGCGATCTTTTAAAAGAATTAGGGAGAACCGCTACAGAAAATGAAGGCGTTATTAAAACTATTAATGCCTTAGCAAATTCAATAAAAATAATAACAAAATTTATACAAGATTTTAACAAAGAAAGTAATGACTCGAGAAATGTCGGAGCTTCAATTCTTGGCGTGTCTGGAGCCTACCAACAGGCTGCCGACAGCGTAAGATTATTGCGCGAAGAGGCCGCTGCGTTTAGAGATATCAATGTAGGAGATCAGTCTAAGAAGGTATCGGACGGATTTCGCGGAATAGTCGAACAAGCTCAAGGCGCAACCAAAGCCACGTCAAACTTCTTGGAACGTCTTAATTCATTTCCAAAAGCCAAGGCTACCGAAAGCCTAGGGCTTACTGGTAAGGCTTTAGAAGATGCAAAAAAGAAATCAGAAGAGGCGGCAAAAGCTTACGACACATTACTTGCCAAGCTTAAAACATCAACAGCTGATGAGGCTGGCAAGATTAAAGCTAGATATGACCAAGAAATAGTTGAGATTAAAAATGTCTCAAAAGAGAAGTTTTTTTCGGCGCAACAAACCGCCAAATTGATTGCTTTAGTTGAAGAAAATAGGGTTATAGAGACAAATAAATTTCTAATTGATGAGGCTAAAAAAGCCAATGATGAATTAAGAAAGCAGGCAGAAGAGCAAAAGTCATTCTTGGAAGGTGTGTTTGCTAATCCTTTTGGTAATTTTGCTCAAAGGTTTCAGGATCAGGTCGTAAGAGGCATTGAATTTATAAAAACAGGAAAAGATATTGGATCACCATTTAAAGAAGGTGAGATTGCCGCAAGTATATCGGGTGGAATTGCGCTTGCATTGCAAGGTAAAGCCGGTGCAACTAAGGCCATTAGTCAGATTGGAGAAGTAATAGGCCAATCATTTGGCATCCCAGGACTTGGTGCGATCACAGAGCTTTTGGCTCGCGGCCCAGAGGCCACAAAGAAATTTATCACAGAATTTATCAATAGTGTCCCAGACATTATCCAAGCGGTGGCTGAGTCTATTCCTGTTGTGGTCGAGGCTTTAGTCGATACATTGATAAATAAGGGCGGTATCGTAAAGATTGCGGCGGCTCTTGTTAGGGCTATGGTATTTGCTCCAGTTTGGGCAAGGGCTGGTGAGCTTATTTTAGGTAAGCCAGCCGATGAGCTTACACAAGGAATAAATGAATCATTCAGCCAAGGCGCAGAAAATTGGACGCAAGCAACCAAAGATTTTTTTAATAATATTGGCCCGGCTGTAGGTCAATTATTATTAGGAATTGGCCCAGGATTATCGGATCTATTCAAGAATATTTGGAAAGGACTAGAAGAGTCTTTTAATAGATTTGACGAAGTATTCAATCAGCAATGGAATTTATTTATACAAAGCTTTGGCGGTGCGCTGTCTGGTTTCATTCAAGGCATCGGGGGTGCATTTGTTTCATTCTTTGAACAAATTGGCCCTGCTTTTGAAAGCGCAATAAATAATTTTGTAAACGCTATTGGCGATGCATTGAGTGGCGTGTTTGACCCACTTCTTGGATATATTCAAAGACTGACAGAATCATTTCAGCGCATTGGAAATATATTCACAGAGTTAGCAAGAGCCTTTAAAGATTTCGGAGCATTGTTTAGCGATTTATTTGGCGGTCTTAGCAATCAGCTAGCTAGGCTGACAGACCCCATTGAAAGACTCATCAAATCACTTAGCAACCCATTTGGTGGCGGCGGTGGCGGTGATGGTCTTTTGGCTGAAGCTGCTTCGAGCATTGGTAAAGTTTTAGGTTTTAGCAAAGGCGGCATGGTCTATGCTGCCGATGGATTTTTCTCACCAAAGGGCACCGATACAGTGCCAGCCATGTTGACTCCTGGAGAGCTTGTAGTGCCTAGAGACATGGTTAGCGAGCTTGGATCATTCTTGATGCGTCAAAACTCTGACACACCTAGCAGTGATGCGGCTATGTTGTCTGCCATTTACTCAGCCGTAAGCAGCCCGATGGTAATAAAAACAGAGGCCAAGGTGAATCAACAGGCTTTTGCTGATATAATTTTGCAGCTTAATAGACAAAATGCACGTTTGGCGGTGT